AGAGGATGATATAGTAACATCCTGATCTATGTAACTATGATCTGATCCATTATTTGTTATATGAGTATAGGCGTCATTATAATGACTATGATTATATGTTGATTCATGCGTACCGACCAAACCAGCGGCAGTACCGGCAGCATCTACACCAATAGAAGTTCTAAGTGTCGCATCTGTTTCCCAGGCTAAAGTACCAGCACCAGTTCCCACAAGAAGATAACTATCTCCGGTTACAACACCTACATTATGCAGATCATCTAAGGCGTCACTGTGAGCCTGGACATCAGTCCCTATAACCAAACTTAATTCAGATGGCGTTACACTATGCGGATTCCCAGAAGTTAATCCTCTATGTGTCGTATTAAGAGCTATGGCAGTAGTATTGCTATTTACTATACTATGATCTGATCCATCGCTATTTACGTGAGTATACGCAGCATCCCATTCGGTGTTTACAACATTTGTATCTATATTACCAGTATCTATATTAACATTAGTAAGTATTTCATTACCCATATCCCAAGAACCGGATAATGTACGTGTGCCATTTGCTAATAGATATTGAGTATGATCGTCATCAGTTAAACCAAAAAGATTTCCATGATCAGATATAGACCCTGATATATCATTACCAGTAATAGGCCGTCGGTCTATCCATTGAACACCGCCTGCCGTTGGAAATGCAGCATCATCGCCCCTTAAAATTACAGTAGTAGATTTAGGATGATCAGTAAGACCTGCCGGTAATGGGGGATCCTGACCGGCAATAGCTTGAGCTATTGTATTAAATTCCTCTATCGGATATATCCAATTTATACCCCCAGAAGTGATAAAAAACAAGGATCTATAGTATTTAGACGCGGTTACCGCCGTGAGAGAAGTGCCATCATTCCATTGCGTTGTATCAATCTGTGTTTGCCCGGTTACAGGTGTCCATGCGGAAGCTCCTGATTTGTACCATCGTACAAGATTATCCACTGTAGAATCTTGGGCATCTACAGATTCCTTTGAATAAGCAGCGGAATAATAAATTCCAGCAGACATATCGACATCAAAAGCATTGCCCCCTGCATGTTCAGATACAACCAAACCGGACGTAACAATACTTGGAAACATATCTTGAAAAGTTATAATCGAAGTATTTATATTCACTGAACTAATAGGAACATGATTTATTTCGATTATATCGCCACCCGCACAGTTAATGGATGCTATTGATACTTCGCCCACAACCGGCTTCGTAGTATCTAAAGTTAGGGCCGTACCGGATACCCATTTCAAATAATTTATAGCATTATCGGTACATGCCTGATTACTTTCTTCCGCGTCAATAGTTACTACAGCTTTAGTCGTATGATTCCATATCTCCCCTGTTGTCCATGTTATATTTAATCCACCTTCATCTGTTACGGTTATAGCATCAAGTACACTACTGTTTAGAGTACTATCTAAAATTTCATCTATCGACTTCTCACCATTTGAAAAGTTACTGAGATAAAGATCTGCGAACGTTGGGGTCGCCCCTGTGTGTATGTCCTGTGGCGTAGACAGAGTAACTGTGCCGTCACCATCATCGGTAACAGTAACTTGATTAGTCGTACCGGCAATCCATTCTGCAAGATCAGGTACAGATACTAATTCTTTTGATCCTCCAGAAGCTATTAACCTTGATGCGGTTAGGCCGGATAAGGTTAAACCTGCAAATGTAGGCGTAGATTCTAAACCTACAATTTTCGTAACGAGTTGCTGTATAGCAAGTCTTACTGAAGAATCACAATTTCGTGGAGTAATTACTCCTGAATTTTTGCCGGACATATTATCCCATCGCCCTTTTCATATCAGCATTATATACTTGCCTCTGCATCCATCCTTGCATCCCTTTTAGGGAGTCACCCTTTGTTGCTTTCCATGCTTCAAATGATAGATGTTTGGGCGATGACATCTGACCAAGACTTGATCCTGTTAATTGATCCACCATGCTAAAAAAAGTATCATCGGGCATCGTATTAGCTTCAACTTCGGCCTGTATCCCAGAAGTTACACCCGCTCCAGCCCCTTGTATGGCTCCAATACTCGATCCAGGCCGCCTAAATCCCGGAACCGTAAAAGTAGCTCCAGTTCTACTACTGGTATTATCACCAGGACCACCCATCCAACTGGGATATGTGTTCCCTTGACCCCCAATACCGCCTATACCCCCACTACTGCCTATACCCCCACCTAAAGATGAGGACATGGCTTGTCCTCCGCCAGGTTGTGACATTCGCCATTTCATGTAATTCGCTTGCGTTTCAGCAAGACTTCCACGCATGGGTTGCCCAAAAATGTCAAGCCCTTGACTCGCCATACTTGGACCCTGCATCCCACGAATTTGCATAGTTTCCTGGCTATTAGCCATCATTCTGGTTCGGTCCATAGCTGCGGCTCGCTCAAGTGCCGCTTGACGAGAAGCCTCCCCAAGATGGGCAAATTGGGAGGTAATACCCGCATATTGCTGTTCTGCTGCTCCCCTCGCTGCGAGCCTGGCACGACCAGCGACTTCTTCAGCGGCTATGGGAATCCCAGCTCGTACTGTCGTGCCAGAAAGTCCACTGCTAACAAGACCCTGCATAGCGGAAGAAATACCCCTACGTTTACCAGCAGCTATATCAGCAAGTGAAGATTGCAAAAATTGACCACCAGTCGATAATCTATTCCTCAATCCTTGAAATAATTGTTTATAATCAGGATCAGCCATTATGCCATTCTTCCTTTCTCTTTGACATCTGCTACTATACGTTCAAGTCCCCAAGACTCTCCCGCTATATCATTACCAATTCTTAATCCAGCCCATCTGCCACGAGTTTTTTTACGTGATAAATTGCCTTTTTTCCTTCCTGGAGCAGTTATTACTTGAGTAAATCTCGGATTATTATTTGCCGAAATTTCCTCTATTACGCCTTCTGCCGATTTTGCTACAAACACCCTAATTGAAATATCATCCGAATCAGATTCCGAACCATTACTAATACCTCCGGCAGTAACGCCATCTATATTGCCAATGAACCCGTCTCTATGCGGATTTTGAGATAACAAAATAGGTTGTGTAGAAAAGTAACTATCAATGGCATCCGAGCTATCCGCTGTTATATCGTTTTTGGTAGCAACATCAAAAGTTCTAAGATAGCCGTCATTACATCCCATTATAAATTTTCTATAATCTGGATTAGTAGAGTCATAATGGAAAATAGAAAAAACACCACAATCATCGGGATAATTTTCTGGAAATAATCCTTCAGTCCGCAAATCGAACCACCAATTTGAATTAACCCCACCATCTAAAGTAGTCTTTGTAATGAGCAACCCTTTATCAGTACGATCAAATCCCATTGTTATACGATGCAATGACGGGTCAAAATCTAAATCTTTTATGAAATCAGGATATATAAGCTCTGACAAATTTTCCGGTGGTCCAAAACCCGGTGGTATTCTAAGTATGCCGTTTGTACCAAGAATATATAAATTTTTCTTCCCGTCCCAGCAGAAAGCGGATGGTGCGATAATACCATCTGTTAGGCTAAGTTCGATAATCTGTCCGCCCATCGCGGGATCGCCGAGCATATACCATAAAGTGTTAGCACCATTGATGACCATATAATCATCACTATACGGTATGGCACTAACAGCTATATCTCCAACTTCTCCAGCGTCGGCATCACTACCGGCAACTGGGGTTTGTGTATCGTCAGCTGTATACAGCCAATCCCAAAGATTGAATTGCCGCGACATATACCACTGATGTGGGTTATCGGGATCATCTAAGAGTACAGCCCGTCCGCGATACAAACACCCCCATCTTACTTTACTTGGCATTGCACCGAAATTAGAATCATTTCCATATACGGTCCAATCATACCAATGAGGTGGAGCAACTTCATCAACCGATAATACAAATGTTATAGCGTTGCCATCATCATCTGTTCCAGTAACAGTTTCTCCACTAACAAATGTATATGAAGTAATCCTTTTACCATAGATAGTACACGCAGCATCGGCTGTAGTTGATGTGATATAGTCCACAATCATAGAAGCATTAGATGTACCACCAGTAAGAACAGTCCCAAAATCGGGTGCGTGTGTATTAAGGTCAGTGGTTGTAATTTTTGTATTTGTAAAATCAGCTACCTTTAAGTTTGATTCATTGACAATAAAAATTTTGCCATAGGCTTCAAAAGCTGATAACCGTTTAGTAGTATCAATGTCCCCATTTGCCGCAGCAAGCTCTATCATTGTACCGGATGTCGATTCATACCATACTTCATTCCTGGCTATAGCTATAAGTTTTTTCGAGTAGGTTTTATCCGTTGGAACAGTTATTACATCCCCGTAAGCCCGAAAATTAGTGTCATAGCCAGTCGTTGACCAAGACGAACCCGCATTGGTACTCGTGGCGGTCTGACCGTTTGCATAGCTCGGACTATTAGTGTCTACTTCCCATCTTATCGCGTTATCTATAGTTGATGAATCACTTCTTGCAACAATAGCATAGGTGACATCAGCAGATAAACTATAAGAAGATGTGAAAGTAAATGTTACCCATTCTCCAGCTGTACTTGTAGTAATTGCTGAACAATCAACTGCTGGAGAGACGCATAAATCCGCCCCTGTTGGTTTATCAGAACCACCGGTCGCACGTATGGAAACTGTAACGTCCCCACCATCCCCTGAACGGTGCATGAGCAACTGGACCGAAGAGATTATATGGGCAATTGGGTCAGAAAAACTTTGAGAGACCCAATTGTCATTATACAAAGGATAATTACTATTAGTTGCTTCTTCGTTATATTGGAATTTATCCGCCATTAGTCCACCACAGTAACACTACCAGTCCAGATTACGGGTGCTGCTGCACCACCTATTTGTTGTGAATACAGTTTTTTCATACCGGGACGCTGACCACCTCTCGCTCGGTTAGCAAGAACATCATAGGGCCTAACATTATTCAAGTCTGGTGATGTAAGTTGTGGCTGCTTACTTGCTGAGAATCCAACATGTTTACCCTTTATCGGGAAAATTATTTCAGCCATGATCAATAACCTTATTATTCCTAAATTATCCTGGATAGTACATATATACTATCCAGGATAACCATATAAATTTATATATTATTCGTCCGAGATCGTCCGTTCATCATCCTTAAAATAAGCTTAAGAGCATCAGTTGTATGGGCACTCGATGTGAGTATGACCGTAACTGCATCGCCTGCTTTCCACCCATCACCATGAGATCTGATCTCAACCCAGTCTGCTTTTGACGTGTTTGTATTCACAGCAGCAGAAATAGTTGGGTCAATATCGCTTGATAAAGCAGCTTCCGCACGTTTACGATACATAGCAGCGTCGATAGTTGGTGTATCAGTATCTCCAGCTGAATTAGCCAAGAACCGAAGATCCAATTTATCTACAGTCTCGTCATAATCTCTCGGTATTTGGAATGTTAAAGTACCAAGAGCAGTCTGGCTCGATGCAAGTTGGACACCCTCAAAATAAGATTCAAGAGTAGCTCGCATAGGATTACCACTATCCGCCGCTAAAACGGCACCAGTAGCCAAACGTAGTGTATTGATATTTACTCCCTGAATGACTCTCTTAAAACCATCTCCGGTCACGAGAGCTTCAAGCCCCTTCAAGAAGTTAGCAACATTGAAACCGTTCATTGTGTTTTCCTTCCTCCCGAAAAACCGGGATTGTTAAAAGTATTACAGATCATGATCTGTAGTGACATCATCAAAGTATTCATGTCTATGGGGTCTACGCATATTAGTTAATGGCCCCAATCTTCGAGGAGCAGATCGTCCGTCAAGACGATACGCCTCCGGCAAAGCTACTTGCCTATATTCCTGTATCCAATTATCACCAGCATCTTGGGTTTCCATCTGTGCTCGTGCTTTACAAGCAGCCTCAATAACATTATCAAACCTAAAACCGGCAGGATGTATATTAGCAGCAGGTTGTACAATATATAGGGAGCCTGTACCTGGATCTGTGCCGCCTTCCTCGCCGTTTTCATCCAGCCAATCTGCTACCGTAAAGGATCCAGTAGCCCCGGTATAATCCGTGACAGTAGCATAACTGAATTTACCCGTACCATGAATTATCTTTACTACCCAACCAATGAAGAAATCATCCGGTTCATGCCGTGAGGTATCCGCAATAGTAGTAGCACTTGCACTGGTAGCTGTTCCACCACGCATTTGTAGTTTATCAAAGTGCATGGTATATGGAAACTTAATAGTTTGGGCGGATGCCGGTTGAGGGTCAAACAAGATTTCCCATCTCCGATTTGTCGTTATAGCAGAACTTGTCGGAGAATATGGACGAGTAGCGGCCCAAACTGGATAACCGGATTGTACCGTAGTAGATCTTATATCGCGGATTGTAGCTTCATCTACCCAATCTATCTGGGTTCCATGAGCAGAATTAGCAGCATAAGTTATCTTACCATCGACAGTACCACCGAAATCTTCCGGTAACATATACCTCGACCCGTCACCGTCAATAGCGAGAGTCGATCTGGCAATAGTATACTCAGTCGTATCATCGGGCGTACTTCCGCCTGATAAAGCAGCAAACGTAAATGTACCGCTCGATCCGGTATAGTCAGTTATAGTCGCTGATTCCCCAACACCGGTACCTGCCTTAATATAGATACTATATCCATTAAAGAAATCATCGTCATAAGTATCTTCGAGACTATCATCTACAAGAGTTGTAGCCGATCCGCTTGAAGCCGTACCAGTATAAGTAATGGCTAAAGCTAAAGAATGAATACGCTTCATCCACCGCCAACCTTTAGGTGGAGCATCAGCAATAAACATGCGTATACCGTTATTAACACAGCGTACACACAGATCAAGAGAATACTTGTCTGTCACCGGTACGACCAATGTACCATCAGTCGTATCCCAATCTGCAATTTGCAAGAGTTCTGCGACCCTCTTAACTAAATCTTCAAACGATAAAGCAGATGT